GACCTCTGGTCTATGAGTGGACTTAATGGTGTCCTTTATATCATTTACAAAGGATCTACCTGCTTCGATATCAACTCCAGATGTTTTATAATCCATCTAATTACATAATCTAATCTAATTATATCACATATAATCTTTTCGTGCATGGTGTTCTGGAATTACTTTACCCAACTTAACGGTAAGTAATCCATCTTTAAATTGAACCTCTCTGACTTCAATATCTTCTGATAGTGACCAGGTTCTGTTGAAAGATCTCTGAGCCAATCCTTGATAGACATACTCGGATTCTTTCTCCTTATCTTTTTTCTTTCCTTCAACAATAAGTTTTCCATATTCAGTATAAACATTAAGTTCATTTTTACTAAATCCTGCTAATGCGATTTCTAGTATCGACTCAACATTATTTACATGAATAAGATTGTAGGGTGGATAGTTTGTTTGGGTTTCGTAAGAATTGAAAAAATTATCTAGGTATGAGTCCATACCAATTCCATTCTTAGAAATAATCTTCATTAATTCTGGAAGATTAGCAGTATGATACTTTTGTAAGTAAGTCATAGTTCTCCTTTAAAAAGCGAGTGTAAATTGTGTCCCCGAAGGCGACATTACTAATTATAACACTTTGCATAAAAAAAGAGGTGGTATAAACCACCCCTACACTATGAAACAAACACTTAAATTAAAGAGGGAGGTCGGATTCCTGTATACCGACAAATAACGGGCATTACTACAGTAAGTAAATACGTCATTGCCTGAGACCCGATTGGTTGATCGGTTCTACCCTTGCGAGCAGCAGCACCACCTGTGTCTCATCACCTTAACCAGCGGTTGCCAGTAAGTTTATTCAGTCACTCCCATGTTGCGTCCAACATTATTAATATAACACACTACTATTTAGTTGTCAAGCGTTTCTCTCAACTTACGAATTGATCCTTTTAAATTATCAAACATCTGTTCTACAGTTGCACCTCTAGGCATACCCATCTGTCTTAATGACTCTCTCATATTCTCTGCAACCAACATCGCATCTTCGTCCTTAGAAAGTTTACATCTAAAGTACATGAGTTTCTGTTTCTCTAACAACTCTTCAATCAAATCAAGTTGTTCCAACTCATCTTCCTCATATCCAGTTACAGAGGCAAAAGCTGTGTCAATAATACTACTTGTGATTAAGTCTTGGAGTTCTTTAATTTCCTCAAGACTGGCTTGAACCATCTCTGAATCAAAGAATTCACTACTAGAATCAAACTTCATTTGACAACAATCTCCTTTAGTGTTTGTTTGTACTTTTTAAGGTTAATATTATTTAACAAAAACGGCTTGTATTTGTCAAGTTTCATACTGACGGTTTTCCATACAAAGTCATCTAACTTTTCATCAAAGTCTTTTTTGTATCCAAGCATACCATCCAGTATCACTAATGTTTCTGTTGTAATATTTTTCTTTAAGTGTTCTTTGATGATGATGGGATGTTTACCGTTCTTACATTCAAACAAAGAGTTAAAATCTCTGTCACCACAAATCTGTAGCATCTCTTGTTTGAAAAGATAATTTAAACTTTGTATCTTCTTTTTCCAATCGTTATATTTGTCTTCGCCTGTCTCTATAATCTCTCCTATCCACATTCTTTGTGGATCATCACACTGAGAGAATATAGCAGTAAAGTAATCTACAATATCTTCGTCTTTCTTTTGACGAGACATCTTTTCAAAAAAATATTTATCCTTTCTCTTATTAAATGATGTGGTGGTTGCGTTTGTCTTTCCACCATACTTAAAATAATCAAAGTTATCCTTCGTAAAATGATTCTTGAATGCTAGATAAGTTCTGTAGCAATCAAAACCAGTCATAAGGGCAGTTTTGCTCTTGAGGTACGTTTGAGATAGTTGAGTTCTGTTGCTTCCCACTTCAACTTCTCCTTAAGTGGTTTTGAAATGAGTTTTGGAACGGATTCAACGTCAATGGCATTTTGTTCACAATAATGTACGATAGCATCAATATAACCTAAATTGTCATCTTTGACAATAGCCTCTATATCCTGTGCAAACTGTGCTGAACAGAGAAACTTTTCTTTAAGTGCTTTGTTGATGTCACCCATTAACCACCATTCGGTTTTCGATAAAGTTTTTGACATATTTTACCAATAATTTAATGTAATCACCTTTGTTTCTTTTATCATAAACTTTGACCTCACCATTTGGTGTGACCATAATTGTGATAAGTTTTTGGATAGGAATTCCAGTCAGTTCATAATACATACAGGCATATGCAACCTCTTGAACAAAGTATTGTTCAATCCATTCTTCTGGTTTAATCTTCTTCGAGGTCTTAAAATCAATAACAGCGAGTCCGCCCTCATATTCGGCGATACAATCGACTCTTCCTGCCAGACCAAGGTATTCAGAATAAAGTGTGCGTTCTATTGCGTGTATCTTTCCTATCTTGTCCAAACTTGACTTTGCACTGTGAAACATAAACTGAGTTAGTGGTTGGTAATCATTCCAATCTAACTCTTTGTTCTCAAGATAGGCTTGTGCAGCTTCATGAAAGTCCGTACCACGTCGAGTTGCCTCTTTTGTGACACGATCTGCTTCTTCATTCCCGACTCTCTTTCTCCATTCACGAAACACCTCTCGATTATAGAAACTAGTAACAGAGGTGATAGAAGGAACCCACTCATTGCTGGGTAACTTATATAGGCGAAGTCCGTCGGTCTCTTTTTTCTCTAATTCCAAATCACCTAAGTGATTTTCAACAATAAACATTACATACCCATAGCCATTTTACGAACAAGATATTCTCTCACAAGGCCAGAACGAACGATATCATTGACATCAAATTCAATCATTGCAAAGTCCTCAGGCATTTGTTCGATTATCTTCATGAAGTCAAGAATGCCATTCTTTTCATTGGTTTTCTGTAAGTCTGTTTGACTTGCATCACCACAGAACATGATTTTAGCATCCTCTCCTACTCTTGTTATTATACTATCTAATTCATGAAAATTCAAGTTTTGTGACTCGTCTACTAATACAATCGCTTGGTCAATCGTTGTTCCACGAATAAATGATGTGCTCCAGAACTTGATAGTATCTTGTTGTTTTAAATTACCATATAACATTTCAAAGTCTGCATCAGTCGGCATTTGAAACATGTACTTCACCATGTTCTTATATGGTATCTGATACAAAAATGACTTGTCTTCATGATCGCCAGGCAAGAATCCAATCTCTCTTGTAGATACAAGAGATCTTACAATATAAAGTTGGTTGTAAGGTGTATGTTGATCAAGAACATCTTTCAATGCAAGATACAATGCAGCAAAAGTTTTACCTGTTCCAGCAGCACCGTAGGCAAAAATATTTTTACCCTCTTTGTAGTTTTCAAAGAGTTTCTTTTGGTTATCTGTGATAGGCTCAATCTTGTTTAGAAGATCGGCATTGATAGGTCTTTTTCTTTTCATCTGTTTAGCCGTCATTCCTACACCGATAGGAGAATCTTTTTTTCTTGCCATTACTTATTAATCTTAGTAACTCTTGAGCCAGGAGATTTAGATGCCTTATGTAAAACATCATTCCAACTAGGATTCTTTGTGATTAGTTTGTCTCTCCATTCACCAACCTCTCCAAGGCCAGCAACTCCAGCATTCCAATCTTTATCCCAGTCTGGATTATCATCTCTCCAGTTAGAATATTCAACCATAGTCATTGATAATTCTTTTTTCTCGCCAGTTTCTTTGTTAACAACAGGGTATGTGGGCATAAGTTTTAACGTTTTGTAATATTATTTAGATTAACTCTTGGAAAAGGCCTTCTCGGCATATGACCTGAGATAATCTTGGAAACCTTGTTCGATTCCACCTACATTGTCATGTTCATCGCACCATATGGTGGCGAACTCATAGACGGCTCTTGTGTGTTCTTCTAAGTGGTGTGTAAGGCATCGAAAACAAGCTGCTCTTAGTAACAACTTCTCTTCTGAGTAACGGGGGTCATCACTGTTACCCGTCATCATCCTCAAATACTTCATCATAGTCTGTAATGTGGTTGACGATATCGTCGTAGTTTAGGTTTAATCTATACGCCTCTTCATCGGAGTATATTTCACATTCTAACGCATTTACGACATTTTTCAAGTCCTTTATCATGACCTTTAACTTTTCTCTATCCATTGAGAGGCCTCCCATGTTTATCAACTAGTCCTAGTTTCTTGACTTGAGATATGTTAGATTTTTCTTTCTTCTTTATCTTCTTATATTGTTTCATGATTTTGTCAATTTCTTCTTTGTAGCCTTTGACTTTGAGTTCTTTTTTGTGATTCTGGAGTGACAAAACCCAATCCCTGATTAGTTTCTGTTTTCTGTTTCTCTTCCAAAAAGTCGTTAATTCCATTCTGTATTTCTCCTTCAATGATGTCGTTGATTTGATTACGGATAAGTTCATCATTCATGAGTTTCTCCTGACTCTCTTCTTTGGTTTGTTTGGTGTTGGCACACCCCATGTTTTTGGACTTGCAATTCCAGGCCCATATTCAATACTCACGATAGAACCCGCTCCAAATTTATCATAGTACATATCAAAGATATTAACCTTAGCGTGACATCGAACAAGATCATTGCGAACTGCATCACCAATTTTATAAGTCACGATGTAGGCGTCAGAAGGTAGAGACTTATCTTTGAGTTCCTCTTCATTACAGTTCTCTTTAATAAGACTTGTTGAGTATTTACTAGACTGAACCATTCTCTCCAGCTACTATAAAATCTTTCTCTTTGAAATTTTCTTTTTTCATTTTCTATCAATCTCGCTTTTTTAGCGAAAGATTTTGTAACCCACTTTTCGAAAGGAATCTTTTTTATAATTGCCATTTTCCTCTCCACTTCTAATAATTGTCCGGAACTAAGATAAGGATGAAATGTACTTATTAATTCCAGAGTTTTTAAAAACATTTCAACAGTTGCATCTTTTATGAGCTTTTGCTCATGACTTAAATCAGCCCACTCTATTTCTGGATAAAACCTGTTCCTGTTTGGTGAAATTTGATCCTCTGACATTTGACCAGGTTCTCTGAGCCATCTATTAGTATTTTCGTCAAATCTCCGCCAATATAGAAAAGGATTAATAAAAATTGTTTTACCAGATAATTTCACTACATCTTGTTGGAGATGATTAGTTATCTTTCTTTCAGAGTTTTTCGATTTTATCAAAAGTAAAAATTTATAATCTAATTTAAGATTATCTTCGATTAGCTATTTTTCCAGAAATTTCTAATAAATTTTTCCGATTAATACTTAGCGATTAATATTAATTCATTGATAACTGCCAGCGCTTTTTTAAATAATTACAGTATTCACAATTTAAGGAAGGTTTTGGGAATACATCCGAACGCAATAAATTGACCGTATCAATTATCTTATTTTCTACCCACGAAGTAGAACAATCTAATTTAATTAGATGTACATCAAAATTTAATTGGTTATTAAATAACTCTTCATTTTTCTTTCCATTGAAATATAAAAGATAAGCTTCTTTAGCTACTTGAAAACCATTTTTTTTAAATAACCACTGATACATTTCTAATTGTCTCTTGTAAGCTTTTGCATATTCGTATTTATTAAAAGTCTCAGGCCAATCAAAATTATTTCTAGATGTTGCTTTTACATCAACGATAATAAGATGACCATTTTTTTTCTGCCAAATATCATCTACAGCTCCACCAAAGTCATAATTGTGTTCAATTGACTTATATCTTATTCCTTGAAAATTACTCCTCCAACGTTCTAAATCTTTGTGTTTAAAAGGCACAGCATCAATTCCATATTCAATAAATAAAGGATGTGGCTCCTGAATACTTCTATAGTGATCGAACTCATTTTTACATAAATTATCTACAGCTATATTTAAAGTAAAAGGTAATGATGGAGGTTTTATTTGATATTTTTTGTCAAGTACACAACATCTTGGACAACTAAGATATTTCTCAACAGTAGATCGACTTAATTTAATAATCTCGCTCATTTTATTTAAAACTCATTTCATAGAATTTTTGCTTAAAAAATATAAATTTTTAAAAATTTGATAACCAATATCTTTGTAAGTAGTCAGATTGGTAAGTAGTTTTTTGAATCTCGGAGTGATTACAAA